GGTTGGTATGAAAAAGCGCCTAGGTGAGGAAGATATTAACAATATCAACCTGATGAAGGCAAAAGGCACAGCCTTTGCGCAAGTAATTTCTAAAATGACCAACGATGCAGTTAGCTGTGTTACCGGTATTGACGAAAGGAATGAAGCAACTTTCTTGAAAGGTTTGTCTGAAGGTATCACCCTTGTAGAGGATGAAGATAATGTAGGTGTAGGAATCCGCGTTAACTACAACTATCTCGATGCGAACAAATACGGTGTAGCTGTAAAATGGGGCGAAGCTGGATTCACTCCGGTGTCGGATATCGCTCATGTATTAAGTAAAATATCAGATGATCAGAATGACTGTACAGTCATTGCGTTATCTCTTGCCCAATACAATCTCATGCGTCGTTCTGATGAAGGTAGACAGCTTGCAGCCAATTATGCAAGTCAGGTAGTGCTTGAAAATAGCGTGCTCCCTGTTCCTACTCCTCAGAAATTTGATGAAGCATTTGCTGCTGAATATGGCGGTGTTAAGTTCCTCAAGATTAATCGTACTGTTACCATCGAAAAAGACGGTAAACGTAAGAAGATCAGACCTTGGAATGATAACAAGATTGTTTTCCTTCCATCAGAAGAAGTTGGCGCTTTAGTTTATGGCACATTGGCAGAGGAAACCAACCCTGTTACAGGTGTTGTGTACACCAAAGCGAATGAGTATGTTCTTGTAAGCAAGTACAGCAAGAATGATCCTTTGCAGGAATACACCTCTTCTCAGGCTCTTTGTTTGCCTGTTATCGAAGGCGTTGATGAAATCTATCAAATGGATGTAACCGAAGCTCAGGCTGTTGATCCTACCAAGGAAGCACTTGATGCAGATGATACCAAGGTAAGCGTTTGGGATGAAACCTATACGAAATCTGAAGTTATCGCTGCATTGAATGAAATGGGTTATAAGACATCTGCCTTTATAGGTGATGCTAAGCTTATCGCTCGTATCAATGAGCTGAGTGATGAAGAAGAAGCTAAATTGAAAGAATCTCTGACTCCTGTTTCATGATGAAAACGATACTATCCGCTTTAAAGGATGAAATACATTATCCGGTGCCGGATGGCTTCCTTGAGAATAAACTAATCAAGAGAGGCTTATCCGGAGCGGATGAGTATAGTTCTACAGTTGCGAACAGCAGTGGTTTTCAAGGCGCTCTTGCTGATTGTTATATCGGATTGCTTGATGCTATAGATTTCTCTGATGGAGATAAAACTGTTTCTCTCCCAAACAGAGATTTACTGTTCAAAAATGCAAATGCCATTTATAAATCAATTGGCGAGCAAGCAATATCGGGTGAAACTCCAACAGTGTACATAGAATGATACTTGACGTTAAGCCACATAAGATTAGCTATCTCACTGCCTCTGCCGGCTATGAGGACGAGAATGGTGATTACCATGAAGGCGGGAGTACTTGGTCTGAATGGGAACCATGCAATGCTGTTCCATCAGGAAAGGTAAATGAGAAGCAGTTTGAAGACGGTGTGGTAAGACAGTACTCGTACACGGTTGGATTATCGCCTGATTGTCATGAGTTCGCTATTGGAGATAAGGTAAAGCTTCTATTGCTTGGAGATGCACCTGAACGGAGTTACGAAGTTAAAGGGTTTCATCGTTATCAACATTTTGCAAAAATATGGCTATAAAACGTACTACACCCATGAGCGAGATTACTGCATATCTCAATAAAGAGGCTAAGCGTGTTGAAGCGCTAACGGTAAGGACTTTGTCTTACCTTGGTGAGTTATGTATCATTGAGGCTAAGGACAGACCGCAAAATATCAGTTGGTACGACCGCACCGGTAATCTGAGAAGCTCGGTAGGCTATGTGATAGTCTATAATGGCAAAATCATTAAATACTCTGATTTCAAATCTGCAAAAGGAGGCAATCAGGGTAGTTCGGAGGGAAAGACTTTTGCTACAGAACTTGCAAGCAGATATGCAAGTGGTTACGCTCTTATTGTCGTTGCAGGAATGAGTTATGCGGAATCGGTTGAAGCCATTGATGGAAAGGATGTATTAGCATCAGCGGAGTTATTCGCAAGAAAGAAGCTTCCCGAAATGATGAGTAAACTTAAAAGTCAGATATTCAAATGAAATCGGATATTGAGATAAAGGATGATGTGTTTAAGATAATCAAGGGTTCTATCCTTGAGCAGTCTGTCACAGGTAAACTTAGTAAGACTAGGCGTCCTAACAATTCAAGTAAAGAAGACATAATAATATCAATTCTTTCAAGCGATGCATCAGAGGTTCAGGAAGCTTATGTTAATGTGAACATCTATGTAGCTGATAACATCCGCGACAATCAAGCAGAGGAGAACTCCATCAGATGCCGTGAGCTTTGCAACATTGCAAAGGTTCTTTTTAAGGTACAGCGCAATGATGAATATAGAATCACCCTTGACAAGCAGAGAGTACTTGAAGTTGAAGGAAAGGATGAACATGTGATTAACAATAGGTTATTATATAAACATTTAAACGAATAATATTATGGCAGCAATTGGATGGGGAAAACCCAGAATTTTTTTAAAAGACCTTGATGCGGAAACACCCGCATGGAAGGAATGCCCTACTCCGGTAGAGAACTCTACAAAGTTAACTCCTACTAAGGGAACCAAGAAAGAAGCACCACTCGAAGGTGGTGAAAATGAAGACGTGCGTTACGCTAAGAACAAGTATGAACTTGCATATCAGATTAGGGTAGCCAAGGACAAGACCATGCCAATCATGCACGAAGATGGTGTAGTTGCTCACAAATACGCCATTGCTATTCAGCCGGAAGACCCGACAGTACCGGGTGTGATGATTGATCGCTCAACGGCAAGCGTTGAAGATCCGTTCACATCGGAAGACGGAGGTTCTTTCACTTATACGCATGACGTGTTGAAGCCGGATGCCGGAAAGATGGTTAAGTGGGGAGTTATCACTGTTACAGAAGCGGCCGGTGCAATCTCCGCAGTGTCTATTGCCGAGATGGCTTAACCGCTTTATTGATTAATAATACTAAAGGAGATTGAGGCTAACCGTCTCCGGTCTCCTTTTCTTTTTTGATATACAATGGAAGAGAACGATAGATACATAGACATGGATATGGCTGATACCATTATCGATAGGCCTCTAGGCTTTAGTATCGGCAATAGGCATTATGACATTTATCCCGTCACGCTTGGAAAGTCCATGCTCATACAGAGGCTTACTGCTAATCTGGAATTAGATAGCGGCAACATAAAAATAAACCCCTACATGGAAATGTTGAGAGTTTGCGAAGAGAAGAAGTCTGATGTTTGTCGGATTCTATCTATCCACACTTTCAACAGAAAAGATGATGTTCTTGATAACACAAAGGTTGGCTACCGTGCAAGAATGTTTGAGCATAAACTATCTAACGAAGAGATTGCTAAACTGTTTCTTGTCACTCTATCTGATAACGTGGAGCGTTTTATAAAATACCTCGGCATTGATAGCGAAAGGCCTGAACGAGAAAGAATAACCTCATTCAAAAGGAGTAAAAGCTATTCTGTTTCGTTTGGAGGCAAGAGCATATACGGAACCCTGATAGACTACGCTTGTCAACGCTATGGTTGGACGATGGATTATGTCGTATGGGGTATAAGCTACGCTAATTTGAAGATGTTAATCAGTGATGCGGTTACAACTATCGAACTAAGCAAGGAGGATGCTAAGGCATTGAGAATCTCCCAGGGTGGAACTATAGACGCTGATGACCCAAGAAACATTGATAAGATAAGAAGCATGTTTGGTGATTAATTGGACCACCTTAAAAGTGGATGTGAAGTTGCATCCAACCCATTTAAAACGAAAAGACTATGGCATTAAACTTCGATATAACAGGTGATAACACAAACTTCCTCCGCAAGCTTGAGGAAGCAAAAAGAGGCGTTGACGATACATCGAGATACATTGAGCGGGAAGGCGGTAACATTGAAGCTATCTTTGGAAAGATAGGAAAGAGTGCGGCCGCCATCGGGTTGGGATTATCTGCTAAAGAGATAGTCTCGAATGTGGCTACCATTAGGGGGCAGTTCCAACAGCTAGAAGTTGCATTCAAAACGATGCTTGGCGGTGAAAAAGAATCAGACTCTCTAATGAGACAACTTGTCAAGACGGCAGCTACTACACCGTTTGACTTGCAAAGCGTTGCGAATGGAGCAAAACAATTACTGGCTTATGGCGAGAATGTAGAAAATGTAAATGATGATTTGATTCGACTTGGAAACATTGCAGCCGGACTATCCCAACCTCTCGGTGATTTGGTTTATCTGTATGGTACTACAATGACACAGGGCAGGCTTTATACTCAAGACTTCAATCAGTTTACAGGTAGAGGTATTCCGATGGTGAAGGAACTTGCCAAACAGTTCAACGTAGCGGAAAGTGAGGTTAAAGGATTGGTCGAAGCAGGCAGAGTTGGATTCCCTGAGGTTCAGAAAGTTATCCAGTCACTCACGAATGAAGGTGGTAAATTCTACAACCTGATGGAAGAGCAAAGCAAGACTATTACTGGGCAAATATCCAATATAGGTGATAGCTTTGATATGATGTTTAATAACATCGGGAAGCAATCAGAGGGAATTATCAATACCGCTCTATCCGGAACGTCCTATGTCCTTGAAAACTATGAGAAAATAGGTAAGACTTTGATTGAGCTTACAGCTACCTATGGAGCATACAAAGCAGTGCTTATCGCAGTTACTGCAATGCAGAGAATACATACAGTCGTAATGGAACAGGCTATAGTTGAAAAACAGCTTGCTGCTATGGCGAACATAACCCTATCACAATCGGAGGCTGTTGCTGCTGCAAGAACCAAGTTATTCACGGCAGCGCTAAAAGATAACACGAAAGCGTTGTTATCCAACCCGTATGCCATAGCTGCCGCCGCTGTTGCCGCGCTTGGTTACGGTATATATAAGCTTTATACCTACCAGACGGATGCAGAAAAAGCACAGTCGAAGCTTAACGATGCCGTAAAGGAAATGAATAGAGCTTCCTTATCCGAACAGCGTGAACTTGCAAAGTTGAAAGGCGAGCTATCAGCATTGACTAAAGGTTCGAATGAATATAATGTCGTTAAGGATAAGATCGTTAAGGGATATGGAAAATACTATGATGGGCTTGAATCGGAAATAGAGAAAGTAGGATTAACGGAACAAGCATACAGAAAGCTAACAGATGCAATTACTCAATCATTTGGAGCAAGACAATATGAGAAGTTCAAAAACGAACAGACGGAGGAGCTTGATGACGTTATGTCCGATAACTTTGGAAAAATACAAAAGGAATTAAGTGTATTTAGCGATCTTACAAGTAGTTATTTCTATACAAAGATTAGAGAAGGGATTTTAAAAGGAACAATAAAGGGAGGGAAAAGACCATTTGATATTGTTGGTATTGACAAAAGTACGCAGGCTGTTCTTGATATCGTATCAGGAGCCGATAAGGGCAACCAATTGCAATTTAAGAATATTGAGAACGGCATTATAAAAATAATACGAGCCAAGAACCTGATGGATAGAATGGATAAAGAAGCAAAGGTTCGCTTTGGAGTTGATGATGCTTCGGATAAATCAAACCAAACAAAAGTCAACCAAGAAACAACATCCACCACCTACCAACAAGAGGTCGCTGCTGCTAAGGCTGCATGGGATAAGGCAAAGAAAGCCTACAGTGAAATAATTAAAGACCAAAAGGCTACGGCTGAATCGGTAAAGAAAGCCCGTCTTGAAGTCTCTACAGCCGAACAGAAATACAAAGACCTTACCGGTAGTGATTTGGGAAAACAAGACGATAAAGCTTCTAAATTAAAAAAGGAACAGCAGGAATATATAGACCTGTTAAGCAAACAATCCATCGAGGAGAAGCGTGCTAATGAAGACCTGTATAACGAAACAGTAGAAGACAGTATCAAAGCAATGGATGAAGGCAGTGCAAAGGTCATTGCTCAAATGGAATACAACTTCGAGAAAGAGATGCAAGCCATCGACCGGGCCAAAGAGGATAAACTTAGAGATAAAATAGAGGATGCAAGAGCGGCATTTGAAGCCAATCCTAAGAATAAAGGCAAAGTGTTTTCTTCATCAGGCATTTCGTTATCTGATGAAGAGAATGAGATGTATGACAGTCGTTACAAGTCAGCCATAGCAAGCTTCGATAAAGAGCAGGTTGCATTCAATCAGAAGTCCAGGGATTCATGGAATAATTACCTCAAAGAATGGGGTACAGTGATGGAGAAAAGGAAAGCTATCACTGAATCTTATTCTGATAAGATCGCTAAAGCGGAAACAGAGGGGGAAAAGGAATCTCTTAAAAAGCAGATGCAAGAAGAGCTGTCTAATATAGACCTTAGCGAGTTAAAGGAATCTATCAATTGGGAGGCGATATTCGGGAACTTATCTACTTTGACTAAAAAGCAACTTCAAGACGTAAAGAAACAACTAGTTGCGTTTAAGAAAAGTCCGGAGTTCAAGAAGAATTCCACACCTGAACAGATGAAAATCGTTGAGGAAGCGATTAATGATCTTAATACAGCTATTGCCGACAAAGGCGGTTTGTTTGGTGGGATAGAATCCTCTTTAATGGAGTATAAGAGAGCTGTAGACAGCGTTACCGAAGCTCAAAAGAAGCTAGAGGAAGCTCTAAAGTCTGGTGATGATGCAGCGATTGAAAAGGCGAAAAAAGACTTGAATAACGCTAAAAACTCACAAGTTAATGCACAGAGCAACGTAAACAAGTCGCAAGATAAGGCTATTAATAATATCACCTCAATAACCAATGCCATATCTCAACTAGGGGAAGCCGATGTATCATTGACTAGTTTCGGTAATACAGTAGGTACGCTGGTAGATGCGCTAAGTGAATCAGGCAGTCAGGTAGGAGGAATTATTGCTGCTCTGCTTGCTGTTATGGACCAGATTGGGCAGAAAGGATTAGACGGATTCCTAAGTGATATATTTGAAGCAAGCTGGCAGTCAACCGGTGGAATAATTGAAAGCGTCGGAGAAATATTCGGAATAAAAGGAGCCGGAGGATTCTTCAAAGGTGCGGACTATTCCAGTTATAACGAGATGGTTGCTCAATATGATAGGTTGAACGATATATGGGATGAGCTTATTGATAGCAAGAAAGAGTATATCGAAATGTCATACGGTGAAGAAGCGTACAAGGCGAGCAAAGAAGCCGAGGAGTTGATCAATAAAAGCATTGCAAGCTATCGTACTCTAGGTGTCGAAAGGCTTAATTCAGGTGCTAGCACAGGCTCTCATAGTATTGGTGTAAGACAAAGAAAAAGAATGTCTTCATCTGATTGGGAAGAAGCGCAAAAAGCATTAGGTTCTGCTTACGATAAAGCGACAGAAGGGCGAATGGTAGGGCTGTTTGATTT